AATATTAGATAATTTACCAGGTATTTTTATAATACTTGTATTTACTTTTGGTATGGTCTTGGCGTGGAATAATGTATGAATAAATTTATAGACCCTAAAAATCCACATACAGTTGGTAAAAGTTTATTAAACTTAGGCAATCACGTTTTGATTGCAGGTTTTATTGCTTGTATTGTATTTGTGGTATATGTGAGTTACTAATGCCAATATATACATTTGAAAACAAAAAGACAGGTAAAGTTTATGATGATATGATGACTATTTCAGAAATGGAAAGTTTTCTAAAAAAGAATAAACACATTAAACAAAAAATAACTACTATAAATATAGTTAGTGGTGTACAAGGCAGATCATTTAAAAGTGATGGTGGTTGGAAAGATAACCTATCACGTATTGCTGAAGCACATCCAAATAGTGCCCTAGCTCAACAACATGGTAAGAAAACTACCAAACAAATTAAGACAGAGCAAGTAATGGCAAAACATAGAAAAAGGAAAAAGTAATGGCAGATATACCAGATTATATGCGAGGGTTTGACCTTGATGATGATTGGGGTATGACGCCTGTATCATCAACACCAGAGTCAAAACCAAGTGTTGACCCTAAAGTAGTTGAAGACAGTAAATTAGAAATATCTAAGGTCAAAGCAGATGTTACAGACATTAAATCAATGATGAATGAGATTATGCAAATCGTAGCAGATAAAGAAACTGTAACGAAAACCGAAACAGATGAAGAAACACAGGCGAGATTTAAAGACATAGAAAAGATTGTATTGCCGTTTTTATATAATCTAACTAAGTCAGATGAACCTTACATACATTGGCCTAACAGAGGTCCAATTATTAAGGCACAAGTAGAAAAGATACTTAAACTAACAAGGGGGTAATATGTCCGTTAAAGTGGTACATAAAGACTTGAAAAAAGAAGTAAATCTATTAGAAGAACGAAGAAAAGTTGATCGTGGATTTATGGGTTGGTATAGGTTGAAAGAAGCTAAGAAGCTTAAATTAAGAGCAAAGGAAAAATTAAATGAAATTAAGTAATAATTTTAGTCTAAAAGAAATGACAGCCTCACAAACGGCTACTAGACATGGGATTAGCAATAATCCTAGTGAAGACCATATGAATAATTTAAAAGCATTGTGTGAAAACGTATTGCAAAAAGTTAGAGAACATTATGGTAAAGTTGTTTCAATATCTAGTGGGTACAGATCACCAGAGTTGTGTGTTAAGATTGGCTCAAGTGTCAATTCACAGCATGCTAAAGGGGAGGCGGCTGACTTCGAACTGTTTGGAATTAGTAACGCTGAAGTTGTCAAGTGGATTTCTGAGAACCTAGAATTTGACCAAATGATTTTGGAGTTCCACAATATAGATGAACCTAACAGCGGTTGGATTCATTGTTCGTACAAAACGGAAGATAATAGAAAACAAATTCTAAGAGCTTACAAAGACGAGAACAAAAAAACTAAGTACGAAGCTTACGACCCTAAGTGAAAGTTGAAGCGAGAGAAAAATCGTACTGATAGTGATTCTCTTGCTAATCACATGTTAGATTATAGGTCTATATGAACTTAACAATAAATTATGAAAATGCAATCCACCCCGAATGTGGTAAAACATTTGAAGTTATTAACGATATAATAATCACACCATTTTACACCGAAGAGTTTTGTAATGATTTGGTTAAGATGTGTGATTATTATACAAACAAGTTTAGTGAGTCTATAACTTACACAAAACCTACAGGTAAAACCTCACCTTGGAATACTTTATTCTTTTCTTACATATCACCAATTCTATTTGAAGAATTTGCAAAACATTATAAACAACATCTTTGTCCGTTGATAGAAAAGAATTTTGCAGTAACAGGTATTTCAGGTTGGTTTTCACCTATGATTATAAAGTATTCACAAAAAGGACAAGATGTAGAATTACATAACGACACCTCTAAAATTACAATGAATGTAAAATTAAATAATGATTTTGAGGGTTGTGATTTAGAGTTTCCAAGACAAAATTGGAATAATAAAGACTTACCAGTAGGGTGGTCTTTCATGTGGCCTAGTCAGGTAACACATCCACATGTAGCAAAACCTTTAATAAGTGGTACTAAGTACTCTCTAGCTTCGTGGACGCACCCTATGACGTGGGATCCAGATCAAAATGGTGGTAGTATTCTTTACGACCACATATAAGACTTGACAATCTACTCTAATTATGGTATAATGAAGTATTAAATATAAAGGATTAGAATATGAGTTTTAAATTTGTAGATATAGATAAAAGTAAACTGCCTCAAACAAAAGGCAAAAATGTAGATGGTCATAGATTTTATTCTATTGACGGTCAAAACTTCCCTTCCGTAACGACAGTATTAGGTAGAACAAAAACTGAAGGCCTCCAAAAATGGCGTGATAGTATTGGACATGATGTTGCTAATTGGGAAATGGGCAGAGCTGCAAGACGTGGTACTGCTACACATAAATTAGTAGAAGAATATATTAAAGGCGAAACACCTAGTGAAAGATCAGTTTTACCATTAGGTCTATTCAGACTATTGAAACCTTATGTAGATCAAATTAACAATATACATTGTTTAGAAACTATAATGTATTCTAAAAAATTGACACTTGCAGGTCAGGTTGATTGTATTGCAGAATATAATGGTAAACTATCTGTTATAGATTTCAAAACAGCAAACAAAGAAAGACAAGAAAGTTGGATAGAAAACTACTTTATGCAGACTACAGCTTATGCTATAATGTATGAAGAGCTATTCGGTAAACCCATAGATCAAATTGTTGTCCTTATTGCTTCCGAAGATGGTTCAATGCGATCTTTTGTCAAAGACAAAAAAGATTACGTAGAAAAATTAGAACAGTCCATAAAAGATTTTTATAAATATTTCGAAGAGAAGACAAAAGACCAAGCTGTGTCATAATGGTCTCTTAGGAGAAACCATGAAATTTTTAAAACAAAACCTTTTATTGATATTTTTACTAACTTTTATTGTATTAGTATCATCATTTCCTGTAAAAGCAGAGAATGATTGGAACAATGAAAAATATAATTTTAGATGGATGAATATTCCAGTAATTTGTGGTACAACATTAGAAGTACAAAAATATTTGACCGATAATGACTTTCTATTAGAAAGCATGTCTGTTGGTAAAGAGAACGCTGAAGAAGATGGTAAGATTGTTTATCTAGTTACATATTTTTTAAATAAAAAAAGAACTCAATCAATAACTGCTATTACTTCTCCAGTTGGTGATGAAACTTGTATGTTGTATAGAAGCTTTGATATAAGAAGACCAGGAATTGGTACATAAGAATTAGTCGTTGACGACAATTACGGTAGGTAAACTGGACGAGGGTGCAATTCCCTCCACCTCCACCAAAACTACATAGAGATTAACACAGACAATTTATGTAGTTTTGGGGGGTGTGTAGGTTCGACAGGTGCTGAGAAAATTGTAAGAGATTGATAGGTGGCAACCTTTCATGCTAATTAAACGCAAACAATAATAACTTTGCATTAGCAGCTTAATAACTGCTTAGGGTTTGGTCCACCTAGTAACAGAACGGACCATTGACAATATTAACGTAATCTGATATATTAATAATATGAATGTTGAAATAATTGACAAAATGGGTAGTGATCTATCCGTTGTAAATGCAGCTAGAGTTTCGTTTGCAAAAAACCAATCCCAATTAGAAGAGAAAGACGAAAAGCTAATTAAGTATTTGGCTGAACATGAACATTGGTCTCCCTTTGCTCATGCTCAATTACAGTTTAGAGTCAAAGCACCTATATTTGTTGCAAGACAATTAGTTAAACATCAAGTAGGATTAGTTTGGAACGAAGTTAGTAGAAGATATGTTGACAATGATCCAGAGTTTTATATACCATTTATTTGGCGTAATAAGGCAGAGAATAAAAAACAAGGTTCTGGTACAGATGAAGTTGAATATGATATTACTGATTTTATTAAACAATCAAAAGAATTGTATAATAATATGATTGAAAAGGATATAGCTCCTGAAATGGCAAGAATGGTTCTACCTCAAAACATGATGACCGAATGGTATTGGTCAGGTACTTTATATGCATTTGCTCGTGTATGTAATTTAAGAGGTAAAGAAGATTCGCAACAAGAAACAAGAATGGTCACACAACACATAAGCGGGCATTGTAAAGATCATTTTCCTATTAGTTGGAGGTACTTACGTGAACAGTAAAGAATTTTCTTTAGAGATAGAGAAGATAAAAAAAGAAAAAAGAGGCATTAGTTATTTGGATGCCATGTTACATTATTGCGAAATGAATGAAATTGATCCTTCTACAATTGGTTCTCTTACATCTAAAGCATTAAAAGAAAAAATAAAAATAGAAGCAATGAATTTAAATCTATTAAAACAAAAAGCTGGTGGTAAATTACCTATATGATACCTCACTTACTAATTGAAAATGCTAGGGATTTAAGAACACCCTATGTCATGCCAGAAATATGTAAAGATCACATACCATTGGATTGGGCAGACTTAGAACTAATTATTAATTTAACACCCTTTGTAAATACAGAGAGATTGAATATAGTAAATAGAACTG